GGAAACTGAATTTCATTGACCTCAAGTCAAAATCTTTCAAAGCTTTAGTTCCCGATATACCAAAAGAACTACTGTCAGTACCTCCTGCTCATCTTTACTGCCTCGAAATCTCGAAGACCAAATCAACTAGATTCTCAACCCTCCCTCTCACAATGGACTACCTCACAACTCTGTTTTCCCGCCTCCGAACGACTATTGATAACACTCTCAACATCGTCCGCCTCCATGCACTTACAGACTACAAACCAAACTTCTCCAAGCACATCAACTTTAGAGATATCGCCCGACATCAAACAACTGTTGGATACGCTATCAACAAATACTGCTACCCAGATCAAGTTAATCAAATCGTAAACGGATACCGCCGCACTTATGTAGACGAAGAAACTGTCATGAACGACTTTCTCTCATCAAACGTCCCACAACACAAAGTACCTCGCGACTCATTCTACAACGACGCACTCGATCTCACAACAGAAGCTTTTCGACCTGACTCACTCTGCCGGCCTGTACACATATTCGATGTCCAACATCATTATCCTTTCAAGCCCAACACTAACGCAGAAGCTCCATTCTCCACCGAACCATATTTCCTCAATTTGCTCAAAGACAACGAACGCGCCTCAACAGGCAACATGCTCCGACTCATAATCCAGTTCACACATCGCTGGCATCATGAAATCAAACATGAAGAAGCCGACTTTAACAAGTACCTCTTCTACATGCTACTGCATACCAAAACCACTCTCGTTGAATCTGACGACGCCAACAAACTCCGAACCATCTGGGGTGTTCCAAAACCTTGGATCATCGCCCAAATCATGTTCCATTGGTGCCTATTCGCAAACTATCGCCGCAATCCAAAACGTTACCCTCTTCTCTGGGGTTACGAAACCTTCACTGGTGGCATGTTCCGTCTCAACAACGAACTCATGCGCTCACACCTACGTCAATCATTCATAATGATCGATTGGAAGCGTTTCGACAAATACGTTCTGCACGAAATCATCGATGACGTCATTGACGCCACCGAATCTTACATCGATTTCGACCACGGCTATGTACCAACCAAGGACTACCCTGATACGCAAACAAACTGGACCCACGACCGCGCCTCTAAACTACGACGCTTGTACGCCTGGACCAAGTATGCTTATCACAACACACCAATCATTCTGCCCGACGGCTCACAATACCGCCGACTTTATGCCACTCTCCCTTCTGGTTTATACACCACTCAGTATTATGATTCGTTCTACAACTATTTAATGATCTGCTGCATCCTTCTTTCTTTAGGATTCGACCCCCGATACTGCCTCATCAAAGTATTAGGTGACGATTCGATCATCCGACTCCACGTCCTGATCCCCGCAAACGAACATTCCGCTTTCCTCGCTGCCATGCAATCAAAAGCAACGTACTACTTCAACTCGACCATCTCTGTCGACAAATCGAAGATGACTTCCAACCTCAATGAAGTCGAAGTACTCAGCTACACTTGCAGCTACGGACTACCAAAGCGTGACACCTGTGCCCTTCTGGCCAAGTTGTATCACACACCCGCAC